ATCTCCGGCGGAAGCATCGACTTAAGCCGCTCAGCCACTTTGTCGGCCCCGACAAAGTCCATGTGATCCAGAAGCACGTCGCTAATAAATGGTGCGGCGTCGGGTACCTGGCGCATGATTTCAATAAGAGTCTCCCTAGTTTCCTCACGTGCCGTGGCAAAGCTTGGGCCGGTTTTAACCTCAACGTCATACTTACCAATTGACAAATTATACAGCTTGCCCTGTCCCGCCGCAGCCATGCCGCCCGTGTCCTGCGTCAAATTAATAACGTTGACCTTTTGGTCGTCGCCCAGAATGCGAACGCTTTGGCGGGCCGAATATACCGACGGAATGATTTCAACAAGAATCTGACCACAGTACCGAATGGCGCGGCTGAGATTGTCGGTGAAATGGAAATTACTAATATCGCCTTGGCGCTCCCTTGCCATGATGGCTTTGCCGGATGTCTCGTTCGATCGGGCACCCAGTGAGCTATCAAAGATACCCATGATCGACTTCATGTCGTCGATGTTATTGGCTGCCTCGTTAACAACACCAGCCGGCACACCGGCGAACTCCTGTCTCCTTGGTGGCTCGCCACTGGACTTTTCATACTCAAGATAAGGATGCGACCGGGTGTTGGCTGTTGCCCATTTTTCCTCGTCACCCTTTGGCACAAAACCTTTAGGGCCAACCCACGGAGTCTTGGGAGCAAGGGCAACCAGTTCGGTTGATGCTGAACGCCAGAAGTTAAACATTTGCTGTGGGTCTTTGGCGTCACGGATCATAGACCTAAAGTATCGGCGACCGTCCATGAATATTTCATCACCCCACACCGGACAAATGGGTATGTGTTGGCCAGGCCACTCGTCGGTATCCAATACCTCGGTGCCTGATATAATCCGGCGTGTGACTTTCCACCGCTCGGCCTCGCGCTCGTTTTTCACCTCAACGCCACCCGATTCTAGCCACGCGCCTATAATGGCCTTCTCGTCACTGTCAGATATTTTCTGATCCTGTTCGTCACGCGCCTGAAAGAATGACATTGCCATTGGCAGCAAGTCTTCCTCACGCACAGCGTTCGTCTCAACTTGACCGGTTTCGGGGTTGGGTATGGCAATCTGGACTAGCTTGTATTTCTCCTTCGTCCGCAAGAAATACTCGGCAACGCGGATCATATCCTCCGTTACCCACTGCGCACTGCCGGTATCGCGGTCGTCGCCCTCAAAGCTGACCTGCATGGCACCGGGCCACAAAGCCTCAAATGCCCGCTTGGTGTGTATCTCTGAAATAAAGGCATACTCCCAGTCGCTTGCGTCAAACGATGTGCTGTGCGTGTCCCAGTGGACCATTAAAGCGTTGGGAATGCGGCGAATGCTGGCCTCAAGATCGAATGACAGTTCATGGGCGTAATCAATATCAACCCGGAAGAACCCAAAGCCGCCCGTGACTGCTTGATCAATCGCCGTGTCATAAGCAACCTCGGCATGGGAATTGCGCTCGACGGACCTAACCAGCCCGCCAATCACCTCGGCGTGTTCCTCATCAGCACCGTTATCGACAGGGGCGACTTTGATTGACGGCTTGTTTTGTCGGGATTCGTTTACCACAGCCCTAATAAAGGCGGGCAGCTTGTTGACGACTAAAGCCGGGCGGCCCTCTTGCGTGCGCTGCTTTTTGATCTTGTCCGGCCACTGATCGGCCATGCGGGCAAACTTGGTGTCGTCATAATAATTTGCACGGTTTTCCTCGCTGCCCTCAATCGATTGTTCGAATCTATCAAGAGCAGCGGCAATGATATCGTCAGCCATGAATTTCCTCGCAAGGTGTCACGTTTGTTACCATAAAAAGTAACGTGTTACCATAAATAGTAACTACGTCATCCAAGCGCCTGAATCGCTTTGAGGATTGTTTTGCCAGTATTTGGCCTCGGAATCGTCGTCTTTGGCTTTATCCCGCCCTTGGTCGCGGATTAGATCCTCATAAAGCTCCGTCAGCAACCATATGCCAGCCTCAGCCCTATCCGGGGACTTATCGCCGTCACCGTCCCAGCCAGAAGCAGTGAACAGGCAAAGCTGATCCTCCATTTCCGGGAACGTGCCGACGTGGTGGACGTGGCCCAATGTGTATAGGGCTGAGATAGGCTCTGCACGGACATGCTTGCCACGGGTGGCCCTGACCTCGATTATGGGCAGGTTCTTGCGGACTGTCTGTAAGGTATGTTTGCACATATCGCCGCCCTGGTTGATTTCTATCACCACACCGTCAGCGTCCCATTTATCATACATAGCAACGGCTCTGGTGGCCCATTCATGGGGTGAGCCGTGGGTGCTGGCATCTTCTAGGATGTATCCGTGGCCGTCCGATCCTTTGCAGCCAACGACAATCCCGTGTTCATTGCTCGCGTCGTTGTCTGTAACCGCAGGATCGATACCGACCAATGTGCGTTCGCGTTCGCACGGCATTCGAGATACTCGGCCCTCGTGAAGGGTTTGCCTGAGCCAAATTGCACCAATCGCTTGTGGTTCGTAGCCACCAAGCCAGATGTGGGCGTATCTGTCTCTGTTGTGTTTCTCGTCATGAGCCCTCTCCATTCCCAGTTCTTTGGTGAAAAATGGGTTATCTTGATAGTTAGCCTCAACAACGGCGGAATTCGGCGGGATGCTGAGCCCTCGTAGCAGTTTATCAACGGGGTCTTTTGCTGATCTGGGGTTCCAGCTTGCCCATATCTCCGACCCTGACTTGCGAAGCGTGGGCCGTAGCATCTCAAGACTGCGTTCGCTCAGGTTCTGTGCCTCTTCTATCCAGACCCAATCCAGGCCTTCAAACGACTTGATGCTCTCGGCTGTGTGGTCCTGCATGCCCTGGTAAACAATAGAACCGCCTCCGGGCCCCCTTGTTTCGGTATCCAATGGCCTGAACTCACCGCCCAAGCCCATTCTGGTAATGGTGTCCACAATCAGCTTTTGTGCCGATTCCTTGAGGCTTTTCTGGACCTCACGGACACATGCGCCCCGCAGGCCTGGCTCTTTAGCTGATCTAAGAACCGCCATGGCTGCAAAGTTATAACTTTTCCCCGATCCTCGGCCACCGTGTGCGCCCTTATACCTATGGGGTTTCCATAACGGCTCGAATACGCTGGGTATCTGTAGCTTATCCATCGTCGTCCGGCGTTACGTCGATGAATTCGGGCGTCTGGTCTGTTATCTGGGTTGGGGGTGTGAAGACTACCTGGATGTTGATGGGTTTGGCGTCAGTCTGACCGCTGTCTGCCGTATCCTTCCAGCCAGCCCGGCAATTTAGCCAATACTGAACCATTCGCTCGCTACCTCCTAACCCCATCTGGTAAGCCTTGGCTCCCATTCTGGCGTTGGCCTTATCCACTGCCGTATCCAGTTCTCTGCGGAAATATTTAATTAGCGTCTTCTCTGAGATGCCGGTTGGGCCAAGTTGATTACAGACTTGGGCGTGATTGAAGCCGCAGGCCGTCATAATCTCTACTGTCTTCCTATCGTCATTTGTCGGGATAAATGGCGGTTTTCCGACCTTTCCGCCTGTTGGTTTACGCGGCATTCTTAGCCACGCTGGATATATTATCCCCCTCCCGTTTAGCTTGCTCACCAGTGAAGTTTTGCCACCGTTCTACTGCTACATCCACATAGGTGGGGCTGAGTTCGATGGCGTGTATTGCTCTACCTGTCATTTCACCTGCTATGATGGTGGTGCCGCTATCGCCGATGGGTGTTTGATTTATCTGCACACGATATTCCTCCGGTTGTCTTAAAAATATATTATTTTCAGTGTCTAGTCTATATCCTCATCTCCGCGCTCAACGGCCTGTACGGCGGGCTTATGGGCCTTACGGCGGCGTTTGTGCTTGGACCCTCCTATCCATACGTTTTGCGTTTTCGACTTCTGCCGCGTCTGGAACTGGTAGCACCCCCCACCAATCCAAAGCCGGGTTTTTAGCCACGTCCAGAGCCAGTGTGTCCAGTTTTGAACGGTACCAATTGTATAATCTCAGGACAAAGACGTTTTCGGGGGCGTAGGCTGCGTGCATGACGTATCCGGGGGGCCTTAAATCCTCCCATACGCCCTCATTCTCCCGGCGCTCGGCATCGCGGTTGCCATAGCCCTTAACCACTTGGCCCAGCCACTCATGCTTGATTTCCCGGCGTAGTGCCTCGTCGGTAGTGATTTTTGTGTCCCGGTTTAATATCTCAGCAAGTAGCTTTTTTTCTTTGTCTGGCGGGCAGATAATCGGGATTAACTCTGCCTGCGTCGGCCAACGCTGGTATTTCCAGCCGGCCATAAAGATTGTCATGCGGGCGGAAACTGCCCCAGGCTCAGGTTGCTCGGCATAAATAGCGTCAACTATGTCCGAAACTAATTGCCCGTACTCAATGGGGTTTTCGCGCTTGTCCCACCTGGGCCTGTAGTGCACGTGCAATGGACCTATCACGAATTCGTTTATCTGGCTCTTCGACGCTTGCATGTTCTTCCCTTTCCCATTTGGCCTGTAAGGCTAAGTCAACCATGTTTTCTGTTGTTACAGGTGGTGACAAGTCATCTTCCCAACGCTCCTGATGCAGCCAAGTGCGGGGGTGCGGGCGAAAGTCTTGTGCCGGGCCCCTGTATTCACCCTGCAACCAAGCAAGGTTTCTCATCAGGCCAGCGTGTATTTCTTCGGGTGTCGCCAGCTTGACTGCTTTCTCCCATTCACGCCGGGCAGCACCTTTCCCTACTTTTCGGGGGTAGTCTTTCCACCAAGATTCGAAATTCATTTAGTCCTCCGTTGGTTTGCGTATGGCTGCTTCTATTCTGCTAATCACCACGTCATAGGAGCCGTTGGGAAGTTCCGCCTCACATATCTGGGCACAACGTTCCCGTTCTGCTGCCACGGCTTCGCGTAGGGCTTGGGATATATCTTCCACTGGGGCAAACCACAACAGATCGTCCGTAATCAAAGAATCCCACTCCTCACAATAACGGTATAAACTATGCGCCTTCTTGTCTGCCCAGTCAGTCATCTGGTCCCTTTCTGGCTGCTACGGCTGCCGCAGTAACCCGCTCAACCACATTCTTGGGACTAATTTCCTCCCCGTAGTAATAGGAAGCAAACCGGCAGACTTGGGCTAAAGTTAAATCATCCCAAACAACCGTCTCTGCTACATCGTGGCACCATTTTTCTGTCATGGTGTTCCTTTCGGGTTCAGTATTGAATACTTCCAACTCCACATTGCGCCGCTTCCCCAGCCGGCGTCATACTCCCCCTTGCGCCAGACAGACACCCACCAGACGCAGCGTTACGCCCCACGCGAACCGGGTGCCAAGCAAACCAAGGGTGCCACCAGTGTAGTGCGCGTCTTTTAACCCACCCCGTATGACCACAGTTCAAATTCATGCCGTTATCCCTTCCGATTTAGCGCCAGTTAACTTTCATTCCGTCAGCCATCGACTGCATTACGATTTCGATTGGTACAGCCACAGAAATCGTCGTATATCCTTTGTTTTTCGCCTTCACGGGCAGGTAGTTTTTCACCCACTCCTTGTGATTATCCCGCCAGCTTCGGCGCAGCGTTTGAAACGGCAACAAATAACAAGTCGCAGACGGAATAAAAGCGTAGGCAATAAAATCACAGGCCAAATCTTTAGCCACCCAACCCGGCGTTTTGTGTTCGTAACTACTCCAGTATTCGAGGCAAAAATCCGGCCAATCTCCGGCCCTGACTTTTTCATCAACGGTGAGAGTCTTCCCACTATTGAGCGTGAGAACCCTATCAATCCCGCCCCGCTGCGCCCAACCGTCATCCCTTACATTCACCGTCGCAGCCAAGTCTGGAAATGCCTCACGATAGACATCTATCCACCAAGGCGCGTCTGCCTGCTCTTGTGATTTTTTCAGCGAGTCCTGAAAATTATGAACCACTTTGATTTCCCCACGACTCCCAACCGTCTCTGGCTTGGCGGGCGAACAATTCAACACGGGGCACGTTGGGATACATTTGTTCTATCAAGTTATAATAGATTTCCGGCTTTGCGCTATGCTCGGCACGCGGTGCATTCAATACAGAATCCGGCCTGTCAGACGGTTCAGGAGGGGCAAACACACCACGCTTCGCAATAAGCAAAAGTTCATGCCGATTGCGGGCGTGATATCCCATTCCTATTTTGTCCTTCACCCACACCATACTCGTGCGATAACTGAAACCCCATGCGGTTATAACGTCCATGCACTCTGCCAGTTTTGGTGAAGTAGCCCAAAGAAACAAAACACACCCATCAGCGGAAATAGATTCAACCGGCAGAGCACAGATTTCATCCAGCGTCATTGTCGGGTAGTGGTTTTCAATAGACCTGTTTCCTCCGCCCATAGGTGGGTTTTCATACCGCCACGGCGGATCTGCATAAATAACCGGGTAAATCCCTTCAGGCCATACGGTTGAGGCTTTCGCCAGATTGTCATCACGGCGCGCATTTTCACCCTCACGCAAAAGACTTACCGTCACGCGCTCATTCTCTTTTTCTACCCGCCCCCGCCATTCGCCTAACATCCCCTCAAACTTGTCTTCAGGCACAGCAGCAAGTTTTTGTGCGCGACTGGATAATTTCTTATCAATACCGGCCTCAGATAATGTCGGAACTTGCGGTTCCCCTTCGGCACCGCGAGTTGGCCAACCACCTTTTGCCAAACCCACGGTGTCTTTTTGTGCTGAAATCATTTCTCCTAATCGGCGCTCCGCCCTGAATCGTATCTCCGCTGCATCAACCTCAAGCCCCTTGTTTTTAGCTTGTCTAGCGTATGCCCTCATTGCATCGGCCTTATCACGAAAATCTTTAACCTCATCAATAGTCCTGGCATCCGCTATTGCTTGGCAAGCCGCGTCATATTTCACCAGCGTAGTATTCATTCTTCTTCCTTCACTGTTTTGGTTTATACCTTGAATGCATTCTTTTTCGACTTGTTTCTGACATAATTCGGCCAAGATCGATATTTGCAATATCGAACCCCAAAACCTATAAAAGCCTTCTCCTGCAAGCCCAATAGGGCCTATAGAAGCCCCTGGCTGAATGACGCGCAATATCCCTTGGACGTGGTACGACCACGTTCACTGCACCTACGCAAGCTACAGATCTGGACACTCAGCGGGCCGTGCGCTGCTCCGGGGCAATTAATTACCCGGCCTTTGTCCCGTAGGGATTGTTTTAATCGGGGTGGATAAGCCATTATGTTATCTGTGCCCATGGCTTCGGGCGTCTTTGTGCTTTGGAGAGGACAGGCTGGGCGCTACTCCAGCTCTGGCTACACTTTCCCTCGTCAGGGCTCCCAGCTGAACGCCAGCCTTCTTGGGATACTTCAAGCGTGTCTCCAGTTGAGCGCCATTGCCACTATAAGCTACCCCTGCCGAAGCAGGGGGCGGGAATCGAACCCACATACTCTCAACAGCTTTCCACGCCGCTGCCCTCACCAAAGCACAAAATCCCCATGCAAAATCACCCGAATAAATCGGCTGGTTTGTCTTGTAACTGTTTTGCTGGGGTGCTATCTTAATATCTCCATTTTCCGTCGCACGATTATGGTACTAAAATTAAACCGCTCCGGCAAGCAAATTGTCGGGGCGGTTTTCTTATTGGTCACAAGGCTTTTTCAATCCGTCCTTTGGCAACCTTCCTAACCATATGGTTATTCATATTGATATGTGCCTCTGAGCGTTTCTTATTCTTGTAGGGTGGCGGACGATTATCGGGGTTATATTCGCCAGCCTCGATCAAATTATATACGTCGCGGATTTGGGAAAGGACTTCATGGGACACACTTCTCGGCGCAAGGTAGCGCGAAACGCCCCGGTTTAGAAATGACCCAACCAGTTGCCAGTCACCCTTGGATAAATCTGTGTCCATAAGAACACCAACTTTTTTCAGGATATCCGCCTTATCGACGGGGCGCTTAAATATTGGCTTGGAACCGGGGACATAATTGCTAGGGAACCAAACCTCTGTAATACCATATTTATGTATTAATGATTTTGCCTCATCGTATTTTGCACGCAACGGCCTCCTGTAATGGCTTGGCCTTGTCTCTAACTGCGTGTGCGTAACATGACTGCCGTTAAAGCCGGTTATCCTATGTCTGTGTGCTTCTTTCATCACCGCCTCACTGCATAGCCCCATGCCCCTACATCGGCTGCCTTGCGTAGTTTGAAGGGCTGTGCAAGGGCTGTTTCGGAATCCTCAAAGTGCTGCATGTCGTCGGGCCAATAACCCAGGCGGCCTTTGGGCAGGGTGTCGTCCTTGGGTTTTGCGACCGGACAGGCTTTTGTCCCGAGCCCTAACGTTTTGGCCATAGCCCGCAGCCTGTCCATGCCCAACACCCAGAACTCAACCATTTTCGTGAGGCTCATTTTAGGGTCGGTCCATTGGTGATAAAAAACTCGGCTGCCTTTTGGCGTTAGGACTGGCCGGTCGCCTTTGAAACTCAAATAATCAACCCCCGGCCCTGTCCTGCGTGTGGGACGCCCTGGCAATCTTTTATCGTACTGAGGCCCCCAACCAGAATACTCACGGCGTGCCGTTGATATTACAGCAGATCGTGTAAGACCTTTCCTGTCAGCGTATGACTGTGCCGTCTCGCCTGCCATCATTGCTGCGTATAAATCCAGCACACGTTTTTCCGTCCATAAAATCATGTCCGCTCCGTTATTTCTACCATTGCGCCAATAACTTTGTCGTCCCATTGAACCGTGGCTTTTTCGATAAGGCTATCATCCATAAGCACACTGACAGACGGCTTTGACAGGAAATCACAAATTGCTTTGTCGTAATTCAATACGTCACGCGTCCGTTTATCAGGACGTCCATAACTGATTATGATATTCACCGGTGTTGAGAAGTGTTCAAGGTGCTGGCCCTTGATAAACCGGTGAGCTTCAGCTTCCCATTTGGTGTATCGTTTGTTTTTAAAGCGGCCCTTGCTACCGCCTGCATACAGGGCATTCACTGTGGGAGGAAAAGGAAGCAGGACGCATAGGTATTTACCCATGCCCAGAAATCCCGTTTGGCCATCTGTCGTAAGCCTGCACCCACGAAACAAACTGGCGATTATGGGATGTGTCGGCGCACGTCATTTCCTGAGGGGTGCCGTCTTGCTGGTAAATACGGTAATGGATAACGCCTTCGCGAATATCCCAACGGCCATGTTCTATGAGTAGATTACCCATGACTACCCCTCTGCTTCAAGGATTGCGTATCCGATTTGGGTGACGACTTGGGGGACGACCGCGTTGCCTAAAGCCTTCAAGCGGGCTGCTCTGTTTTTAACTCCGGTTGCAACTCGTCCGCAGTCAGGTTCGTCCAACCAGGCGGGAACCCCATCAGCCACTCCACCCATTCCGGGTTCAGTGCGCCCGATTCCTCGCTCACCACCATCGACAGGTTCAACTGCTTGCCGATGCGCTGCCGTCGCTGGATTGACGGCATCGACAAGTTGCCCCGGTCCTTGTTGTCCGACGCACTCGGCGTGGGCCACAATTTCGCCACCGACGCCAGCCCCGGAGTGTTCCGCATGTGGGCGTTCTTTTCGGCGTACATGCTGCTCCCCATCGTTGTCGGGGTCGGCAAGAAGGTCATTGCGGCAACCTTCCTCGCCAGTGTCTCCCTGCCGTTCTCCGCCAATGCGGCGAGTTTCGCCGGGTCTCCCGTGTCCTTGTAAACGCTGGCCGTGGGCGTGGGCCACATCGTTCGCGCAACCACTTCCTCCAGATTGCCCCTGAACCCTTTGGGGCGTGTCGTTTTCTCCGTAATGTTCGCTGCCATCGCGGCGAAACTGCGTGGCGTGGGCCACAATCCAGACCCTATCTCGTCTGTGCGGGGCGTCGACGGCGCAAGCTGGAACAACAAGCGTTTGGCTGGCGTAGCCTTCGTCGTCCAAGTCAGAAAGCACTTGGTCGAGGCCCATGCTGATGTGACCAGCAACGTTTTCAAACAAGCACCAAGTGGGCCTGATGGTAGCCACGAGCCTATGCACTTCAGGCCAGAGGTGACGGTCATCTTCCCCGCCTTGTCGCTTCCCGGCATGGCTAAAGGGTTGGCATGGGTATCCCCCGCAAATAAGGTCGGTTCGTCCTGCGTAGTCATTCCCATCTAACTCCCGTACATCTCTGTGGATTGGCACATCAGGCCAATGTTTCGCTAATACCTTTCCGGGGTATTCCTCAATCTCGCAGAAGGCAACAGTTTCAAAGCCGCCAGCGCGCTCAAGTCCAAGGCTAAACCCGCCAATTCCCGAAAACAGATCCAATACTTTGAGCACATCCTACCCCGCCTGTTTAGCCACCAACACCTCAAGCGTAACGCCACGTATTCGCCTCTTTCTGGCCGCACTAACAATGGCCGCCCAGGAATCGGGTGGTATTCGCCCCCTATGTTTCCAGACTGCGATTGTTCCCTCTGACTGGTTAATGTCTTCAGCCAACTTGGCATAGCACCCGCGTTTATCGCCGGGCCACGCTGAAATGATTTCTATATGTGTAAGCATGGTTCTATATTACACAAAGAAACCGGGTTTTCAAGAAAAATGATTTATTTCTGCGTTTGCTATTGTAATCTTAATTACGGCATGCAATATTATAGATATTGAAACGCACAGGGATATGACAAATGAAAAGCATCACCGACACAATCAACGCGGCCATCGAAAAAACTCCATATACGGCCATTTATGTAGCCGCCGAATGGGGCGAGCCGTATGACGATGAAATCCAGTTTCACCTGATGGGTGAAGAAACTGCGGTGCATGTCCAAATCGGGTATGACGGATTCAGCGTCAATACATGTCACTTTGATGACAATGGTGAATTGGACGCCGTGACTTTCGGGAAAACTATAGATCGCCATGACGTAGCGGGATTGGTGAGCGATATAGTTAAGACTATCACCTTGAGGGGGTAAAACAATGACCGACCTAACCACCCTCACAGACACCGAACTAGCCACCCAGCTTTCCAGTGCCGAACAACTGCACCGCCAGCTTGAATGTTCTGGTGCGGCCTATTCCAACAGCCGTAGCAGCGCCCAAGCTAGTAACGCCCGCTCACAGTACTACGCGTTGTGGACTGAAGCGGACAGACGCAAGGAGGAAGCTGCATGACTGACTGGCCCAAAAAATGGCACTGGTCCTACACGCATTCAGGTGCCGCCATTGATATAGGCGCGACGGACGGCGCAAACATAGCAATAGTTCATGGGCCGAAAGAAGGCGGCAGCAACGATTTTGAATGCCACGCCCGCCTTATAGCCGCCGCACCACTCATGTTGGACGCACTTGAGAAATGCGATCGTGCAATTGACGGGTCACTACGTGGCGCGGGTCAGTCAACCGCAGGCTGGATGGCCGGACGCCGCCAAATGGCAAACGCATTAACCGAAGCCCGCGCGGCCATAGCCGCCACCAAGGAGGAAACCAATGCCTAAACCGATTGCAAGCGTACATTACCTTACTGGAAAGCAGTTTCCCACCGTCCGCATATGCGATTGCTGCCACACGTCTTTTCACGAAACGCCAGCCTGCTGGTGCGGCCCGAATGAAGACATTCCAACGTGCGAATCCTGCCGTGAGACACCCGACGAATTCATGGCGAAGCTGGAAAAGATAGGCGATTCAATCGCTGAAACCGCGCGGGAGCTTGATAAGCATCCGGAATGGAATACCACACGGGCACCGTGGGGGCGGAGAAGCTAATGGGGAAGGACATTTGGATAATGGAACACGAGCGCGCCATGGACGACTTCGCAGAAAGCGAATGCCAGGACGTGGAATCGTTTACGGCAAGCTTGCGAGAACTTGGCTTTAATCCTGACGAGATACAGGACGAAATAGCCGCAGCTAAAGGAGAAATGGTATGAAGCCAGCATATGACAAAATAAGTCCGGTTATGGGTAGCAACCAGCTATTCCGCCGTGTAGTGCAGAACAACATTAAACTAACAACCCCAAGCGTCGGCTTTTCCCTGGGCCGACGCCCTAGCCCGTGGTCAGTAGTCCTACCCCTTCTGCTGGCTGCGGGCCTTTTCCTTTGGGTGACGTTATGAAACGCACATATGTTGTTCGCACACGTCATATCGGCGTATTCCCTGAATACTGCGTACAGAAAACCAGCGATATAGGCGGGGGTGTCCGGTGTGACAATCTGGCAGACGCCGCCTTTCTAAAGCACATACTCGACAACCTCACAGACAAACAATATGCAGCCGCCTGCCAAGCAGCTACGGACGCATGTGAAGAACGGAGAAACGAAAATGCCGCAGCTTGATAAACGATTGCAGGATATTCTTGGCAAGTATCACGACTCCCCCAGGGACGCAGTATGGGACTGTCACGGAACGTGGGTTGCTTATCACAAAGACTTGGAAATTATAGCAGCCAGGGCCGGGATAAAGTTCGAAATGCCGGTTCTGTTGGAAGCGGACGGCCAAAAGAAATGCGCTGCATTGTGCGTCGCCGGTAATATGGACGACAGGCACGAATGGAGCATCGGCGAGGCGTCCCCCAACAACAACAAGAACGCTTATCCGTTCGCCATGGCTGAAAAGCGGGCAAAGGATAGGGTAATCCTGAAGCTGCTTGGGTTGTCCGGCTTTATCTATTCAGAAGAAGAAGCAGACGACTTCAAGCCCACCGGGGCCAAAGAACGGAAAGCAAAGGGCCAGCAAGTCCAGACAGAGCTGCAAAGCAACCTCAAAGACTTTGCCGAACAACTCGGTGGAATCGCCACGACGCCGGATTTAGAAGACCTTATGACGACATTTCACGCCACCATTGAGGAAGCCAAACTAAACGCGGCAGCCTGGTGGGAAACCGGCGAGGGATTACCGGAAGAATTTGTGCCCCTTCACGATAGGATCGTCGCGGTGCAAGAACGATTAGCGATTCAAGGATTATAAAATGTACGAGAACAGCGGACGATTATTCAAGAACGACAAAAAGGAAGCTGGCGACAAGCGCCCTGACTATACTGGAGATTTCACCGACGAAAGCGGGAAGAAATGGCGCTTGGCTGCCTGGATAAAAGACGGGCAGAAAAGCAAGTGGATGTCGCTAAAGGCCAGCGAAGAACAACAGAAAGAGCAACCACCCGTATCCGGTGGGGGTGATATAGACACCGAGATACCGTTTTAATGCCGTCCCGCATAATCACCACTGAGTATGAACGTGAACAGGCCATAGCATGGCTGAAAAACCAAAAGCTGCCGTTCACCATAGATGTGTCCCAAGGCAAGCGTCGTAGCGTTGAGCAAAATCGTCTTCAACGACAGTGGTGCAATGAAATAGCCGAACAACGTGGTGACGTAACGCCGGAAGAAGTACGCGGCGAATGCAAGCTAACGGTTGGTGTTCCGATACTGCGAGCGGAGAACTTGGCGTTCTGTGAGCGGTATGACGAACACATAAAACCGCTGCCATACGAAACCAAGATTGCCTGCATGATGGAACCGCTGGATTTCCCCGTCACGCGTCTGATGAACACAAAACAGAAAACCGCATATCTGGATGCAGTCTACAAACACTACAGTGAACAAGGTATAGTTCTTACCCTTCCGGCAGATAGGCACGCAGCATGAGCCGCATAGTCAACACCCGCCCCGTAAACCCCCGTCGCGCTATCATGACTGAAAAGCAGGAGCGGGACTATATGAACACGTTCAAGGGCGGTGTCTGCGAAGCTTGCGGCATAAACGACGGCACCATTGTCCCCGCTCATATGAATATGGGGTTAGGGGGCACAGGATATAGAGCCAAGGGCATTGTGGGCGGGCTGTGTGTGCGTTGCCACGATTTACTGGATAGACGTGTCATAGACGAGAAGGCGCGCACCCAGGTGCTTGAAAAACTAGCTCAGAAACTATTGCGAGACAGGGCGATAGCGTTTGTGAATACGTCCCTCAACGAGACGGAGAACGGTGATGGATAAACGTTTGCCCCGCCGTAACCCCCTATCACAAGTCAGCTAAAACGAGCGGAAGGCGATGCGTATCTGGAAAACTTGGGACGACGTGTTTCTACACTATGTAGCCAAAAAATGTGATCATGCTGACGCCGCCTTTAGGGCAGACGAATGGGCAAAACGGAAGCGGATGAATGCACAAACGAGCGGAGAGATAGACATGGAATGACGACCGATCCAGACGCAGAAAAACCGCCCTGCCTTTTTACAGCAGGGCGGCTATAGCGCCGGGGGAGTGGTGAGTCCTCAAGGGATAAAAGGACTGTGGCGCTATTCGGGGCCAGCAGCGTCCCAATCTGAGACTGACTGCGAGAAATTAGCAAGGGCCTTTGCAAGCAATATGTCGGCTTCGGCTTCGTCGCCTGTCTGAGCGGCCTCAATTGCACCCGCAGCAGCATTCACCGCTAACGTTGCTGCATTGATAATCTCAAGGGCTGCCAGGATAGATGCTGTAATGGACATTTATTCCCTCACTGTTTTGATTAGACGGATAGCCTGTTCCACCGCAGCAACGCCCGCAGCGGGGTCATACAGGCTCCCCACGGCGCATATAGGCTCCAAGGCCACATTGGTATCACTGACACGCTTAACCGTACCAGCGGACAGCCTACCGGCCTTTCTGAGGGGTGTTAGCTGAGACAGTGCCTGGGCATACGTCGAACATGATATCGCCAGCGCCACCTTGGAACGGGTTTGAGCGGAGCCAGCGCAGCCAACAAGGCCAATGCAGGCAATCAGGAGAAGTACTTTCATCTGTTCTTCACACCTGCCCGCAATGCCGCCAACCCACCGGCTCCCAGCAGGCCTAGAATAGCCGTGTACTGTGCAGCGTCAATCCAGCCTAGTATTTGTGCGACAGTGGCAAGCCCCGCGCCAGCAGCGCAGATATAGGTTTTGTAACCCTTCATAATTCCCATGTTGGATTCCTTCTCAATAGGTTGTGAACACGTCCCGCAAAGTCGGGGAACAATTTGATTACAATTTTTGCATTTATACACAGGGGTACGGCTTCCTCACCGTATTGCCGGCGTATTTCCCTCGGGACGTAGTATCAACGGTGAAACGTGGCCCTAACCTTACTTCGCCGTTCACCACTTTAATGGCTCTTGCCACCGCGCATTCCTTAATCGGCTCAATCAGCAAATCGCCGGAACGCGGTTCGATTCTTTCAAACAATGCAGACATGTGGGTTTTCGCGTGTTTGCTACTTTGCCACCAACATTGTCCGTCAACGGAACATATCAAAGATAAATCATCAAATGACATTACCGCTATCCCATTATTTATTCTCCGCTCTTGAAGCATTCGCCTCATCCATGACAATTAAGTATTCTTTCGAATTCATCTTCCGCCAGGAACTTGCCCGCATCAGCAATAAGATTTAGCAGGTCATATTTAGATAGGATTTTATGCTCCACACCGTCCTTTGCGGGTGGGTCGCATTGGATTTGAAGGACAATGGAGCCTGTCGATGTGCGGGTAATAGTGTGACATTTTATCATACATCCACCAGCTTATTTTGATACTCTACCCGGTTATCATCTACTTTCAAAACTAATTCAGGCTGCATCAGCATGCCACCCCGAATCGTGAGGATTCCAAACCCGGAGCGCCAGTCTCTCGGGTTGTCTTCTGCATACATAAACTGCGGGCCAAAGCAGTCGGCTAATGTTCCGCAATCAATGCCCCACAATGTCTCACCGTAGGCACTCACGGGGACAACCTTGGCTGAGTGGAGATGCCCCGTGGCAACGTGTTTTCCTGTGGCTATGACGTTATTTCTAACAGCGTTCGCCCCGCCCTTAATCCGGTGCTTGACAACCAGGTCACCATTAAACCATGCCGACCATGTGGTTTGCCATTTGGGAAAGTGGTCCCTCAAATGCACGCCCTTAACCTTCGCCATATCTGGCAAATGCTTGGCTAATTTGGATTCAAACCGTATGTCGTGATTTCCAGCCGTCCATATATGCTTGGCCTTTGATGTTGCTTTGCGAACTTCCTCCAGCCGCATCTGGCAAGTTTCTATTTCATCTATGACGGATGGCCGGTTCTCCCAACCAATAGGATCGAACCGCGAAAGACCGGCGAAATCACAGATATCGCCGTTTGCAATGACGTAATCGGGCCGCAGTTTTTTACAGAAATGTATTAACGCGCGATGCATAACCGGAACCATGTCCGGCCAGTAATGGCAGTCCGAGAATATAATAATCACACCGTCATTGAGATCGATGTTCAGCCGGCCTGGGGCGCTGTTGGCATTCGGCGGGTTTATCGGTTCGCCTATTTCTTTTTCCAACCGACGACGCCGACGCAAAACCGACCGTAGGCTTATATGGAGAATATCCGACGTGCGTGTTCCCCCAAACTTTCTGAATGTCTCTATAAAATATTCATCGCTATGAACGGGCTTAGCCATACTTCACCTATAAAATGATGGGGTATTAAAGTGGGGCTCCCTTCTTTGGCTGTGGGTAAAATTCAAATCCTTCGCCAGCGGCTATCATGCACGCCTTGCCATTTTGCATGGTTCGAATTATCGTGAAAGTTCCTTGCGGAGACGTGAGTATTTCAATCACGCCCCCGTTGGAGTGTACGCCTAATGCTGCGGGTATCTCAGCATAACGGGTATAGAGTTTATTAATTATTTCAGAACGGCTTCCACATGCGGGTAGGGTTTCGCCGGTAGCCGGAGAGGAAATGGCCGCTAATGCGACCAAAGCTATAAATAGCGGAAAATATATCCTGTCATTTTTTTTTCCCTAGACCTGACCACAATTCCTATCGTATACAGGAATTGAATCACCAGCGGCTCTCTTACCGCTATTTCAAAAAACGTCCACAGGGTCCGGAAAAACTCGTGGGCGTTTTTTATTGCCGAAATCACCTCTCCTAACGTGAAGACGGAGAAGAACGTTCCGGCGTTTACAATTTATTGCTAGGCATTTCTGTGCGCTGTAACGACAGGCGGAGGCGTCGGATTTCCCCCTCAAGGTTTTCCATACGCTGATTCATAGCCGGGATTATTATATTAATCGTGGTTTCTAATGTCGTGACCCGCAGGTCCGCACCTGGCAATATCCCGCCCGCTATAGCCTGTTTATTTGATTCAACATCGCCCTGCAACGATACCCAACCAGCGACAAACATCATCATCATCATCAGCATTGAGCCGAGATTGCCGAGCGATACTTCTTTTTTAACTTGAAACTCGCCAATTCTTCCCATGAAATCCTATTCCTTACGCGAGCATAACTTACTAAGGGTTGTATGCATTAACTGTGGTATTTGTCACTGCGCTATGGCACCAACCCAAAATCCCGAAGGTCTTTCATGGTGACGGGGGCATTGTCAGGTTTAGCCTTAACGGCCTCCCTCTTCTCCCGCTTCGCTTTGTCTGCTAGGGACTCGGGAGGGTTGAGGAATTCTAGATAGTCAGGGTGCTGGTCATCCAGCTCTTCTGCAAACCTATCACTAGGGTGCGATGTGGCACCTACAATTTTACCATTCTTACGTTCTACAAAGCGGCTAGTCATTATGCGTTCCTCCCTCGGGTGTCTCGATAGCCATGACACACCATCGTCATGTTGCTTTGATTGAGTGAGCCCATGATAGCTTTCACTTGGGCTGAAGTGTTCGTCGGGAATAATCCTCTGCCACCGTTCCCAGGTGTCTGGTTGCCAGCCACATTATCCATGTAGTAGGTGAAACCGGGAGTACTGATGTCTGACGAATATATTTTTATACTCATGTCAACGTTGTCGCCTAAACCATGAACAGCCCAAGTGGATAAATCGGCTAATATCTTTAAACCGGTAGGGACAGTTAAAGTTATGTCTTGTTCTGTTGTGCCAGGGTCTGCGTTATACTCAGTGATAGCTGTATCCCAGAAGAACATATCATCTATCTGGGTGAACTGCGCGATGTCGTAATTAGACCCGCCGCTATCAAAGGTTAGGACTGAACCTATCCTGCGATATGCTGTAGCACTATGATCGGCAACTAGGTTGGCCGCTGTTATGGAAGTATCGAATCCCACATCAGCACTACCACCTACCATGATGGCATGAACGTGATACCAAGTTGCATCAGCAAGGGTGAGAGAGGATGACAGTCCCCCGTTACCGGTTCCTGACGCCCACGAAGCATCAATCCGCTTCACCATGGCAGATGTCAAACTAATATCCTCGTCGTCGTCGGACCCTCGGCACTCACCGGCAGCCACTGATATGTCATGAGCTGTGTCGGTATCATTAGTCAGAGCTAAGCCAGTTATGTAATTCTTAGGTAGAGACGAACCAGCTACCGCAGTGCCGTCAGCCTTGGTATAAGCCGTGCAACGGTATGTCCCCGCCCCATATTCGATAAACTCGACCTCATCGCCCGCAGCGCCCTGGATATTAGCACCGCCGGGCAGGATTAAATTGGTGGCGTGGTGAGTCCACAAGATGGCTACGTCGCAATGGACTTTAACGACCGTGCCAGCCCCACCCGTCGTGTTAATCGACGTTACAGTATCCACACCCGTGGTGATGTCGAAATAATTGCCGTCTGTCAGTAAAGGTAAGGCGTTGGCGCAAACAACATCAGCACCCTTTGACCATTGGATTTGGCTACCGTTGGCGTCCAGATCGCCGCCAAGCTGGGGGCTGGTATCCTCTGACAGATTGGCCAGAACATCCGTTCCGATTACCGCACCGTCTTTCAGGAGTTTCCCGGTCGTGCCGTCAAATCTGGCTAAACTGTTGTCAGTCGCAGACGCCGGTCCCGTAACATCCCCAACAGGGGATTGGATTTGGAACTGTGTGCCGTCATACATCACCGTAACAAGGTCGCCAGCGCCTATTTCCGCCCCCGCCAGGGCCGACCCGTGCAATTGTATAGCCTTGGTGCCCAAACCGTTGACATCGACTGTGGACGCCCCTGTGGACGCATTGGTGGCTATAAACGAAAACCGTTGCCCGGCAACATAAGCGGCAATAGCTGGGGAGGGCGCAATAGCGTATGCGTCTGCCGACCCTGTATCGCTGGCCACATACCCATAAGCATTGGCCTGGACCTGTCTGAGCGTGGGCATGTCGTCTTGTAGGGTGCCTACAGCGCCGCCGGTGACTTTGTTGGTGCCCAGTTTTAAATTGCCGGACATGGTGGTTTGGCCGTCCGTGGCGACAGAATTGGTAATCTGTGCCGCTATGTCCGAAAAATTACTGTTTACAGCCGCCTCATCAATGATTGTGTCGGCTACGAATGCAGCCTCTGCAAGCGTATATGTGCCTGATCCGTTGCGGGCCATTAGAGGCAAACTCCTTGTATTCTCATGATATAGGGGTCATGTCTTGATTGAGGTGATATTATGGATATTGATGGCTGGGCTATTTTCATCATTTTTACTATAGGTTGGTTGCTCTATCTCGATTCTTGCGAATGACGGCCAATCAGATTGGATAACAGAGAGGCGCGTGCCACCGTCGGCCCTGCCCTGTCCCATGCCCTTGCACCCCGCCCAGCCATATTGGCCGCCTCACCCATCAGGCGAGGGGATTGTGCAGCCAAAGCAGGCAAACCCACGACAGGATCTGTATAGGCCAGATATGCCGCCGCCGGCCCTGTAGTAGCCGAACCAAGTCCCCTGGGGGTGTATTTATTCAAGACCTGCCCCGCCAGCGCCGGCATAATATCTGCGCCACCATAAGGGCTAAGGGCGTCCACCAGATCGACACGGCGTCCATAGTTGGTGTTTACATTGTTACGCATAACTGACGCCAGTTTCCGCAGCGCCGTATCCACGTTGGTCTTCGGTCCTTGTATGGACAAGGTGCGGGATATGTCGTCAATCATATCGGACGCCTCGCTGTACCCCTTCATGGCCTTATCATAATCGGGGGCCGCCTTGGCAATCTCTGACCGGATCTTGTGATATACGTCCATGACGACTTTCTTGGACGCCGTACCCCACGGATAGCTGTCCCCGATGTCATATACGGCCTGCTTCAACGCATCTAGGCCGGCAGGGGTGTGGTACTGCGACGAATCCAGCGCCCGCCACTCGTCAACCTGTGCCCGGATTTTTTCGAAGGCCTCAGCCGCGCTCTTTTTCACGGTGACGCCTTTAAACTTACCGACAGCCTCGGTGGCGTCCACGACGCGATCTATTGTGTCCATACTGATCGTCTGGTTACTTCCGCGCACGTTCACCATATTGGCCTCGTAGGCGTCTGACCGGTCCTTCCGCATCCGGGCCAAGGCGTCGGCGGTCTGTGAGACCACATCTGTATTTGGTACTCTCCCGGCGAGATTTGCCTTGAAAGTGGCCTGCCTGCTGCCCCCGTCTTTGCCGGCACGGTACGCCTGTCTCAGGCTTTCCCCACCGGTGTGCGTTCCGAAATTTCCTATCAACTCCCTGCTTAGTTTACCGACCGGCTTTGCCGTCAACTTAGCGGCCCCTGCGGCTATATTTACCGGATTTGCTGCGTCTCCGACGGTGGCTACAGTTTTACCTATCTGCCCGAGGGTGCCCGGCGCTCTGGCGGCCAGTGTGCCTCCTCCGGTCAGGATGACAGACACGTCCGCGAGCACACTCACTGGGTCTTCTGCTATGGCCTTTTTTATCTGCTCAACGCCGCCATATTTATCCGTGTAATGCTTGCCTACCGCCTCGGCATATTTTTCACTTCCCTGCTCTCCTGGAATGGCAAGTTCAATCAACCCCATACCGAGGTTTCCCAAAGCCTTTGCGGTTTCCACTGGGTGAAGGAATGGCTGCGCCATGTTCTTCGCCTCTTTCACCAGAGACGGACCAAAATTCTGCCCCGCCCTGACTAAAGTATCTGAGAGGGGCATACCCTCCTCTGGCGAGGGTGGTTGTGCCCCCTGGCCAATCTGCCCCCCTCTCGGCAGGACGCCGCGAGGTGCCCCTGTCGGACCCTGCTGTGGGAGAGGGGTGGGTTGCCGAGGAGGTAGGGGCATCGCGGTCACGTTGGGGTTATAGGCACGCGCTGCGGTGTTGGTGTTGAACATCCGGTCTATAAGGGGGAGTTGGTCTCCCGGTGTCGGCCCCTGAAATTCCTCGTCGCCGATAAAAGTCTCTGGGGGAGCCGGGGGGACAGGGGGAGCCGGCGTAGGTGGTGTGACCCCTCCCAACTCCACGGCAATCTCGTCGTCATTAAACCCGGCCTTTTTAAGCCGCAGTGCTTCCCTGACGATATCTTCGGCTGAGAATCCAGCCTCTTGGGGGGATGCCATTATCCACCTGTCCTCGCTCGCCACTCTGCTATTGTCTCACCCAGTTTGCGGCGGCCAAATTTCTTTTTGGCCTTATCCGCCGTGCGTTTCTTTTTTGCTACCGCGTTGTCCGCCGCCTTTATAAGATCATCCAGCCCTAACTCCGTAATTTTCTCCGGTGTCATGTCCCGCTTCGCATCCGACATGATGCGAATATATCGGTCCTCAATGCGCTGCATGGTATCCAGCAAGATATCCGGCTCGGTGATATCCGGGTCCAGCGCCCCAATCTCCGCTATCAGGATGTCCAACTCTTTCTGGCTCAAAGCACCGAAACCGGTAGCGCCCGTCGATGACGCTTTTTTCAACTCCAGCATGGTCTGCAATACCTGGCCGCTTTGCAGTGTCCTGATATGAGACCTGACCCGCCCGGCGCTTGTCAGAGACAGCTTCGATCCGGGGACCGATAGGGTGCCAGACGCAGGGAGCAACGCCTCCTTTAACTCTTTGCGAATGTTGGCCACTGTACTCAACATGACACTCGCCTTATCCACTGCTGTTTTTGCCGCTTGATCGGAAGCTGCCGCTGCGTTTGTTGCGGCAGCCGCCGCCTTGGAGCCGGGAATAGGAGTCAGCCTAACCGTACCATCGAGACCAGTTATCATCTGCATCCCAGACGGGATACTTCCGATGTTTGTTGGCCTGCCAGCGGCCCTGAGTAGCATTTGCTGTTTCAGTACGTCCGGCGTCATGGCTGTTTTGGGGGCCGCAGGGGCCGCCTTCAGTGACACCGACCGGTTAAACGCCAACGTTTTCGCGGCCTCATCACGGGTAATCTCCGCCTTCAATAAATTTGCTTCATGTACCTTACCCGCCGCGAGGAGATCATCTGCCCGCTTGATCTTGTCCCGCAAAAGGGCATCCGCTCGGCTATTAGCGGCGGCAGTCACCAGGGCGGCGTGATTCCTCTTATCGGCCAGTTGTGCATCCTCTCGGGCGCGACTGGTTTTAAGGAGGCCGGCCTGATGGGCTCTCGTCTCATCCAGATTTCTCTTTGCCAGATCAGCCTGTAGGCGGTGCGGAATAAGGCCCCGCTGAAAATCCTGCATGCGGGAATTGTTGGACATACCCGCGCCAGCCGCAGTCAATCTTTCAGTCAGGCTGCGCTGATTGGGGTTGGTAGACGTGATTTCCGTTTCATCACCCTCCCCGCCTTCCTCATCGCCTGAAAATGACGATGCTGGCATGGATTCCGTAATGGTGGTGGGATCGGCAACCATGGCAGCCTGGACTGCCTCCATCATTTCCTTGCGTTCCTTGCGATCCTCGCCAATACCCACGCCTTTCAGCAATTGTTGTAAGACGTGATTAATCCCCTGGCTGTGGGATTTTACCGTGTTTATCGGTTGGGCGTTTTCCCTGAAAGTCCTCAGAAAACGGTTCCCGCCCCTTAGATTTTCTCCGAGTTGGCGCATTATTTACCCCACCCCCAACCCTGACTAGCGCCGTAAAGTTTAGCGCCTGTTCCCGCTAAACCGTACAATCCCTGATTATTGGAAATCTGTGCGGAATTTCTTAAGCCGGCCTGATTTTGGTTGAATGCGTTTTGCTGGCCAGCAGAGGCATAAGTTGCATCCAGAAAATTAGGGGCGGCGATAGTCCCCTGCGGGGTTGGGACAAATCTGGGGTCTTTTGGTTGTGAACCCGTCATAAAGGTGGATAGCTCAGACATTGGCTGGCCACGGGAAAGTATTTCCTCCTGAATGGCCCTGTCTCTGGCGTTGGTTTCGAAAATATAATCTTGGTTCATTTCATTGATATCACGGGCGCGGGATGCATTCTGCAAACCAAACATTCTCGCCATCTCATCACCCGCTTGTATATCGGCCCCCAGATAGAAATCATTTCTGGCCTGATTGTCGTCAAACATGGCATCCCTGAAACCCTCGCTGCCACGCACAAATCCTTGATTGGCAAGCCTGGTGCGCTCGGCATCTGAGTTGCGGTCTAGCTGTGGCTGGAACCGCTGCAAGATAGCATCCTGCTGACGTTGGCGGACTTCCGGGTTGACCTCCGGCGCGGGGCCAAACCGTCCGTGCTGCTGGCCACCTTGCTGAGGGTAGCCAGGCTGTGCCGTCTGGTGCATCTGGGTGTAATCAGGGGCGGCAATAACCTCACCATCAGCCCCGCCCGGCGGCGTCAGACCCAGGCTACCGTCAGGCTGCATGTGGAACGTCTCCGCCATGCGCTGCGGTGCGGCCATCGACACGCCGCCGCCTGGCACGGAGCTAGGACGCGCGTTGGGGTCCATGTTGCCGCCCGCCATCCCGTGGTCATATGCACCGTAGCGCATCCCACCGCCCCGGATCATGGGCGCTCTGGGTGCTGCGCCGAACTGTGACATATCGAACGGCTGGGATAGCTTGTTCTGAACTTGGCCTAACTGGCTGGAAGCGATGTCAGCAAATTTCTGTTGCGAGGCAACGCCGCTGTCGTATAGACGCTGTTGACCCGGAGCTAATTCGGTGACCGCCTTGAAATCGGGAATGCCCTCGGTTTCAGTGCCGGTTGGCAAATAGGATAGATTGCCCTGCGGACCCTCCTGCCAGATCATATTTAACGCGCGCTGCTTTTTCGCAGCCTCCTCGTTAAAGTTGGCTTGCCCGCTCGCCGCTGTATTGGGGTTTACAATCGTCGGCGCTGGTGATGAACTGTTTTTTCCCCAACCCATATCTCTCTCCAAATAATCGGATATAATCCGGTTGCAATAATCGTTGTACCACTGCGTGGCGGCCCTTGCCGAAGTGATGCGCTAATATTGCTTCTCGTTTGAAGCCGATATGTGCGTTAACTTTTATGGCAGGCAAATTGTCTGCCGGTGTCACATTAACTACTTTATAAACGCCTAACTGCTCAAAGGGATACTGAAAAACCTCGTGTATAACATCGGGCCTTGCCCACATTCTGCTCACCGACGCCGCAGACAAACAAATGGTGCGGAACTCTTTGCTGTAATTATTATACACGAAACCGGCCAAAAGACGACCTTGGTCGTTTGCATACCCCATAGCAACACAATCACCGAAACCCGTATGAACATGCGGGATTAGTTTTTCTACCCACCGGGCGATTGTTTTGTCCTCGCCATAAATCATCATTACCGGGGACCGCCTGGGACATACAAAAGATTAGTTGCCAACCAAGAAACTCTGATCGTGCCATTATTCAGCCGGACCCGCGTACTCACAGACCGACCTCTACCCCTGGTACCGCGCCAGCCTTTATATATCTGCGACCCGGACCCCCATAACCCAACACCCCAAGAGGAAACACCCCAAATGGCAGATGCTGTGCCCGCGTTATTGACCGACGGCAGGCCGGTTTTCGGGCCTATTTTAAAATCAAGATTAAGCGTAACACTGGCCGACGGGTTGCCGTTAGCCTCAAAAACACCCTCGACCTCTTTGAAAGCCTTACTCATGCCCGGCGATCCAAGGTAGGAGAAAGCTTGAGATACGTCACAAATTATATTGGTAGCCACACCGCCCGGATTGTCTGTCGTGCCGGTGTCAAATTTGTAAACCCGCCCGTCATTCCCGCCAAAATACATATCGTCGTCGAGTAGACTGAAACAGATGGCATTCATGCCTATAAACCGGCAAGGCGCGCCCGTGATTGTATTAAACACGTATTGATGGGAAACCGTAGCCGACAACGGGATGTTAAAAATCAGCATCGTCCCTTTCGGATAAACAATTGGCTGCCAGCCATAAACTGAGCTGTACGACCTCACCGCCGCGTTGACTTGCTCGGTAATCTGAACAGACAATGCAACCTTTTCGGCTTGGCTTCTGTCCAGCACCAGAATCGCCGACAGAGGTACAAAGCCGTCCTGCGTTACCAAAATTAAATCACCGCCTGCCTGCACGAAACACCTGCGGCCAATAGGCTTGCCGATGTGGAAATTACCCACCAAACCCCAAGCCGCCGCAGACGCAGGGTTAGTCCCCTGATAAACAGCGCACTCGCCCTCGCTGGTTATAAACACAGCAACGTCATCCTGCCCGCTGCCGGCGTCACGGGTCCATGTGCCCATTGCCATAATGTAGCCGCCGAGATGGAAGACGCCGCCCAAAGGAAATTTGATGGCGGCACCACTTATCGTTTGAACAGGAAAATACCAAGCGTCCAGACTATCAGCCTCGCCAAACCACATGCGGTTTTGGTGGATATTCCCCCAGATAAGATTAGCGGCAGTCAGTCCCGACCCGGTGATAGCCGTGGTGGCCCATGTGGTGCCGTCATATAACAAGGGCGCATCAGCACCGTTAAAACATCTGATATATTGGCCGGCAGCCGTGCCCATCGCAACAGTCTGCCATCGATCATTGGTTTTCCCTGTGACAACAGCGGCCCCGACCGCACCCGTTGCGGTAACGTCATAAAGTTTGCCGTCATTGGCCGCAAATAACGCACTGGACCCGTCAACAGCGACATACTCGATTAAAGTCTCGACGGCACCCGTCATGCCCGTAGACCAAACCGCACTGCCCCGCCTGGACGTTACTTTTTCCGTTTCGGGAAACCAGTTATCCATGTTGACAGACCTATCAACAGGCATGTTCGCAACGCTTTCCCGCGTGTCCCAACCGGCTGTAGGTGATGGGAGTGACACTGATTGGGCTGCGCGGGCTTCAGGCATTAAAAATCCCCACCGTATGACGCCCTAGACGCCTGCGGTGCACCCTGGAAATGACGTGTATTTTCGCTAAAGATGTCGCCGGTGATTAACATGGGGACGTCGCCAGCGTCATTCTTGGCAATGGTGTCAAACATTTCTTTGAAATTCTGAAATGCCGTCGCATAGGGTTGCCCGTCAGCCTCAAGATAGGCATAAGCAGCGCCCGCAATTATAAGTTCCTCGTCAATCCTTGCAACGTCGGTGTCTAGCGTCATGGACGATTTAGGCGTGCCGGTCGCGGCGATGTCAACCCATGTGTCCAGGACGTATTCATAGGCAACAGTTACGCCAGCAGAGAACAAGGGGCTCGTCAGGATTGCGCCACCACGGTATATAAATTTCTTGTTTTGAGAGCTAAAGGTCTGGACCTTTAAGCCATTCCACTCAACGGGATGGACCGGGCCTGACACCAAGTTGTTGCTGTCTCTATCCCACATTGTCTCCGGTACAAATCGATTAAACCCTGTCGGCATATTGGCCGCCGTCACCATGGTTTCAGTGCCCGGTGTTGTGACAATTTCCTCAGCACGCAAGATTGACCATGGGTACTTCAACATAAGCCGATAGCCGACTTTGTTAATCAGCCTCAGCATGCTTTGCGCATCAGGGTCGGAATTGCCTACAATGGTCTGCGGCCTCGCCCCTTTGGTTTCGTCAGCGACCGCGTTCGCGATGCTCAATAACGACATTATTCAACCCTCACGGTGCCCAGTTTGTAATTGTTTTCCAAACCCGCAGGGCTGTCTTGCCAACCCTCTGCACGGATACCGTTGGGAAACAGTTTTGTCTCAACAATGCCATCGCCGTCCCTGTAACCAATTGCCAAACCACCAGCTACGGGCTGGGCCTGTGCGGGGGCAGGGACAGCCACACGCGGCGTTGTAACCTGCATGGGTGCCGATGATAAACGATCTGATTTTGCTCGTCGTGCCATTAAGCTGCTTTCATAATAATTGCCGACCGTTCCGCTGGGAAACTTATGCGTCTGTCTTTGCTGCCTGCCCAACTTGTTAGCGTTGCCACATAGTCCGCATCGTCGGCATCGTCACATAATATCAAATCGCAACGGTCGCCGTACTCATCAAGGAACCTTGTGCGGTCTGCTAAATACCGGGGCGGGCCGTCATTAAATCCAAAGGCAAAATGCTCAGGCATCTGTATTTTGTCGGCTGGTGAAATAGCATACCACCCGTCATGGATGTCACAGGAAATCATGGCAATGTTTTCCAAGCCACATTGACGGGCCATAATTATCGTCTCATTGGCAAAATGTGGGTTGTGCTCAATACACCACACCATATCGTCAGTCGCGGCAGCCATGATTATCGTTGATAACCCGGACCCCGCCTCAATTACCGGACCCGGTTGAGCGCTGCGAACAGCGGAAACCAGAACAAATAATCCCTCAGCACTAATGCCCCACTTGTTATCGACGTACTGAACGGCCTCTGTGTAGTCGTCAAACGTCTCAGCACGGCCTTGAATCAGTTTGGCTACCCGTGGCAAGGATTCGTGGTCGCGGCGTCTCAGGTAGGCTCCCAGGCTGTCTGTGACGACCGTTTTAACGGCATGGCCCAGAACTGCCTCGGTGTCAGCGTATATTTGACCGCCCGCTTCCCTCCACTTGAGGCAGAAATTTATATCCCCGCCGTATCGTACTCCATCAATCATGGTGCGCTCAAACAAAAGGGGAATGTCGGTAATATTCTTCTGGAAATTAGCGAATTTGGGACATTCGGTAATCATTTTTTCAAGGACTGAGCGATGAATTCTCATAAACCCGGTTGGCAGGCCGACAACCTCTAATAATCCATCTTCTTTAACAACGGCATTGTCTAGCGGCATATACGGCATGCCACGGCTGTCGTCTTTTTTGTACGGATAAACGCCGCCTACGATATCCATATATTGATGCTGGCATAACATGACCAAATCCTGTTTGCGCCATGATACATCGGCGTCAAGGAAAACAAGGTCAGTGCAGTCTGTCTGCATGAATGCATGAACAACGCTATTTCGCGCATCATCAACATGACAATTGCCGGTGAGCAGAATATACGCCGAACCTATGCCGGCCTCGGTCAGCGCCTCACGGCTTTGCTGGATTGCGAAAGTATAGCTGGCGTCCGGGCTGTCGTAAGCCGTGGACGCCAGCATAACCTTTTGACCGGAGGTTTTTGGGCCTTCATCTATCATTATGGTGGACAAAGGCCTAGCCCCCCTAGCCTTGAGTTACCAAGCCAAGAGCAGCTAGCGCGGTAACGATGCGCTTATAGCCCTGCTCGTTTAGTGCCGTGGTAGCCGTCGCAGTCGCGGTGACTGTGATTGTCGGCTTTACGATAGGAGCAGCAAGCCCATAGAAACCAATCTTTTCGCCGCTCTGGCCAAAGTTGGTTCCATCGGAATTGCCGTCTCCAATATACTGAATAGTCATGCTAAATCCTCCTTTTGACTATTTTACGCGGTGCCGGAAACGCGAACGGCGCAACGCTCATCAATGGTTTTTACACCATACAAAACGTCAAGCCTCCACTTTGAGATGTCATTCGTGCCGTCATAGACAGGAATAACACGCACATTCGTCCCGTTGTAGCTTTGACGACTGACATCAACCGCACCGGGTGGCGAAACCAGGGGCACCGATACCAAAGCAAAGGCGTTTTTGGTGAACATAAGATTCTGGCCGTAGCCAGTCGCCTCTGTTCCCACCTGAACAATCGCCGCACCGTCACCGATTGTTGCGCTAACGGTCTGGTGTGCACCGGTCAGGATTGCCGCTGGTGACATGGTGAGCGTGATGTCGCCGGTCGTATCACTGATGGTCGTTACAACAGTGAACTGCTTGAGATGCGGCAAAGCCGCCTTGGTCACTGGATTAACGTCGTAAACATCGGCAATGGTAAAGACATCGCCGGCGTTCAAAGTCGTGGCACCAGAACTCCACCCGTCAGTAATCAACGTCTGGGTGTTGGTGTCTTTCGACGTGGCGTAAGTGACCTCCTGGGCCGCGCCGTTAGTAAGCCCGGTTGAGCCGGTATCCCAGTTAGTGCCGACGGTGTGGGTTTTGTTGTTCTGACTCATCATCATTTCAACGCCACCGACTTCGCCAAGCGTACCCTTTCGGTATGCGGGATTGGCAGATCGTTCAATAAACAACCCGGTTAGATTACCCACCATACCCCAGTGATCGGACGGCGTTAGAACGGCACACCGGCCCTCGGGTGGAACGGCGGACTGGTCCAGACGCTCCATGCCTTTCGCTAAATCAGCAAAGGAATTGATTGTCTGTCCCGGCGTGCCGACCCATTTCGAAACGTTCTTGTACTCGGCGTGCAAGTCTGAATCGATTTGGTTAGCAAGCTGGATCATGGCAGGCTTGATAACGCGCTCGGAAAGTTCTTTAATATCAAGCGTCAACTCCTGCGAGGTGAACTCGAAATCAATGCCCTTACGCTTATCGACGTTGAGCGTAAACTTGCCCTCGGTCGTATCCTGCACATTCATCACCGCACCGTCTCGGACCGTGAAATCCATCGGGCGACGGACGCTGATGCTGGAGCCTACCTCATAACCGTTAATCGATTTTGAGAACTCCTCCTCGTAACCGCGAAAAACCTTTTTCGCCATCACAAGGTTGTTGTCTAGCTGCAATACCGCCGCTTTGGCGATGATGCTCGCTGTTAGTGTCGTGTTGGCCATAACCTGTATCTTTCAGCATGGGGTTAAAATCATGCCGCGTTCAGGTTTAGATATTTGGCAAGCTGGCCCATGGACATATTGTCTGGGGCTCGATCACCACCGGTCGCTGCTCCTGTAGACGGGACAGCCTTGACCGGCTTTGCCTGAACGGGCTTCGCAGTAGAGCGTTTTACCGCTCCGGTCTGGCGGTCGAATAGCATCGCCTTGTAAGCCATCCTGGTGACAACCGGGTTTAAAGCCCATCGGGCTGCCTGATCTTTCGGCATACCGTAATTGTCAACAACATATTCCACCAAGTCTGTCGCTTTCTCAGTTGAGAAATTCTTGATGTGCTTATTGAGGTAGGCGGTACCCTCTTCAGTGCGGCGACCGACTTCTGCCTGTTCCGCGTCTGAGATTTCCCGTTCCTGCTCCCCAACTTTGGCGAGTACATTTTGAAATTCAGCCTGCTTCGACCCTAGTAAATCTGAAATCTGTCGTGCTCGATCAGGGTCTGATTGCCACAACGGATTTATGTCCACTTGGGAAAGCTGCTCAATTTCCGACCTTAGTTGCAGACCGTATGAATACGTCTGCAAGGCTTCACCGTTCAAAGTATTTAACTTAGCGACGGTTGTTTCCCTGGCGTCGAGAGATTGTGCTTTCTCGACATTCTCTTGCTGGCCCTTTGTAAAAGCCGCCCAAGTCCCTTTTGAGAACTCGTCGATCTTTGTTGCCAACTCTGGTGTGACCGCGTTCTTGGGCACCTCCAGCTTATTTCCACCGAAAACGAACTCAAGCATTTCGGTTTCGTCCGTCTCGGCTTCGTCAGCGTCTCCGCCTTCCTCGTCGCCGGTCTCGGACTCTTCTACTGTCGTATCGTCTTCGCTTTCAACCGCGCCGGCCTCTTGCCCCTCGGTGATATCCGCAGTGTTATCCACTGTGATGTCGTCGAGGGATGTGATTCCCGCGTCATCGGTTGCCATGCTGGATTGATCGTCAGCAACTACGTCTTCTGCAACGTCGGTTTGCGTCTCGTCTGCCATTTTATCCTCTCTCGTTAATGCTAATGAAAACTGTTCGGAAAATCAAGGTTTGTCCTCACCGGCCAAATTGCCCGCAACACCGCCGATACCCATTGTCTTTATTATCTTGGCATCTTTCGGGTTAAAAATGACGTAGTTATATGTCGAATTATTGCCATCTTTGAGCCATTTGATCGCGCCCTCAATATTCGAAGACCCTGGAGGCATGTTGCTTACGGCTAACCTTTTTTCCAGTTCCGCTATAGCTTTCTGGGCATCACCGCCCACGCCATTTAAGACCCTCATTGCCGTATCAGCTACAGCGCCGCCACCCGGATTGCGACTGCCGCCGTCTAGGTATTTGATGCCTTTGATGCCTGCTTTTTTGAATGTGGAAGCAATATCTGCGCCAACGCCCGCTTTCTGTTTTCTCACGAAATTATAAAGTACTTCACCTGTCACTAGCCGCATCGCCTCATCTGGGGTATTAGCTTGAAGCCCTACAATGTTTTTTCCTGAACCATCACGCCCGATAGCAGTCACACCATATTGATTATTCAATAGTTTAGTGGGGCGCATGTCAGGTATGAACGGCTCCAGTGTATCCCGCACAGCCTTGGGCTGCTCGCTCAACGGCTTGTCCCAGTGTAGGAGGTTGTCGTCTTGGGCTTTGAATGCTATCTGGCGGAGTTGGCCGCTGGGTGGAGCAAACACGTCATCAGGCAGTCCCTTAGCAAAATCTCTGGTTGCTTTATTATATTCCTGTAGCTGATTTAATGTGGCGTCTTTAGATAGGTGCATTTGCACCATCTCCCAAACTGTTGCTTTGTCATAATCTTGCTTCTTAATAGCGTCGGCATAATGATCTTCTACGGCCTTTCCTTGATATTGATATTCATCTGACGCCTTCCACCCCTTAGGTTGGTAGCTTTTAGCCACGCCCTGGTTCTCAGCCATATAATGCCCCCGTCCATAAGCCTGATTTCCCTCGCCGGTCCCGATGAACTCGTCCTTTAATTGGCCGTATGGATAGCCCGGTTCTGCTGGTATCTTGGCTGGGCCGCCCTGATAGCCTAGCTTGCCTTGCTGTACCTGTGGTGCGCTGTAGGGCACGTCTTCGGCTACGCCTAGCAGCTTGCGGGCTTGGGTTTGTTGCAATGCTTTCACTAAACTTCCCCCTGCTGCCGGTGCCGTCATTGCGCCAAAGGCTATGTCGGACGCCGCTTTCTTTAATTCTTCCTGCGATGCGCCTGGGCCATAATTATCATAAAAAGCGGGCTGCCCCCACATGCTTTCGTTGCCCTCGCGGGTGCCGAGACGGCCTCTTGCCTCCACCATCAATTCCCGCTGCAAAGCAGACATCAGCGCGGCCTGATTGCCGGGACGTAACGTGCCCAAGGTGTCTTGCAATGCAGTCGGTTTAGGCGGCATCGGCTATCTCCTTAGCAATTGCCCCTGGAGAGGCTGGTATAACTCACCAGAGAAATTGTTTGGCCCATTTCGGAAACGTGTCGTCAGGGCTTGCTGCAAATCCGTCGGTGCCCGTGAGGGAACAGGCTGGCTGGATAAAGTGCTCGCAATACTACCTCCACGATCCTCCGAAAAACCACCTAGATCGCCAACATCGCCAACACTGGACGACGGACCGCCATAACCGGTATTCGATTGTCCGGGGTTGGTTGCCGTCGTGTCAACGTTAAATCCGAGGTCTTGGTTGTCCTCCGTTACACCCGCAGCCGCCTGCACTGCGTTAAGCCCCCAACCGAGCGCGCTTCGGCCCGTGCCGTACTCCAGCGCTGCATTAGCGGCACCAGTGACAGGGTTCGCCCAAAAGCCCAATGCTGTCCCTATGTCCCAATTATGAACGCCGGGTGTAAACCCTCTGGGGGGGCCAAATTCAACTGATCTTGCGTCATAAACTGCGTCTGGAGACGGGCCACGCTGTTCCGGCCCAAAAGCGGGGCCAAAACCCTCGGTCATGGTTGATGGGTCGGCCTGATAAGCGTTGGCAACCTCAACATCGTCCTTGGTGAACATATCAAGGGTGTCATTAGAACCATAAGAATCATCAGAACCACCGAACCCAGTATCGCCGCCGCTGAACCCCGACGCGCTGCCCTGCCCGTCTTCGGGATCGTTCGAATAATCTTCGTCACCGTCGTCACCGTCACCAAAGCATAAATAAAATGCGTCGTGCTCGCTAATGCATCCCAGGCTCCGTTTGACCAGCCCATCCAAGTGCCGACTCTTGCGATGTAGCATAAAATGCAGGACGTCCATATTTTCCTATCCTTACAGTGCCGTCTTTCTTAACCCGACGGATAAAGGCATTATTCAACTCCGGCAGGGTGTCATAAATACTGCGTACCATACTCAACGCACCGCCATAGGGACAAATAAAATTAATAAACCAGAATTGCTCGCCACCGGTCCACTCGTCGAATTTCATATTTCTTATGCCGTTGGCAGTGT